AAGGAGCGCTGTAGTCCCAACCAACCAAAATTATGCCCGCTACACTTATCACTTCCCAAACCGGCATCCGCCAAGACCTCAGCGATCTCATCGCGGTCGTCGATGCCAAATCCTGCCCCGTTGTTTCCACCGCGAAGAAGGGGTCCGAACCCATCAACCCAACCACGCAATGGCAAGCCGATGCGTTTAATTCGACCACGCTCCCTGCCGGAGTCCTCTCGAATACCGACATCGCTGCCAGCGATTACATCGACAACGCCGCGAACCGCGTAATCTTGAGCGCCCGCGTTCAGAAGTTCCGCGAAGTGCCTTCGGTGGACGATCTCGCGCAGAACATTTCTGAAGTTGCCGGCGTCGGCAAAAAGAAGGAAATGGCCCGTGCCGTCACGAAATCCCTCGAGCAAATCAAACGCTCGATGGAAGCTGCATTCTGCTCCGACCAAGAGTCCGCAGAGCAGTCCGGCGTGAATCCCTACAAGACCCGCGGTCTTGGTGCTTGGATCCAAAACGGAGCCCAGACCGACCTCCCCGTTGCTGCTGGCTACCGCACTCCGACAGCCTCCATCAACACCACCGTCACCGCTTCGCTCACCGAGACGAATGTTCAGGACTTGCTCCAGAGCATCTATCTCCAGACCGGCAAGGTGCAAACCTACAGCCTCATCGCCGGTCCGGCGTTGAAGCGTGCGTTCACCAACTTCACACGCACCCAGTTCGCGAGCACGAATGTCGCCGCCGCCATCCGCACTCTGAACAGCAATGCGGAAGACAAAAAATTCACCAACACGGTGGATATTTTTGAAGGTGATTTCGGCACTCTCGAGCTCATCCCATCGCTCTTCCTGGCTGCCGGCGGAACCAGCGCCGTCCAGCTCGCCCGCGGTTATGTCCTCGATATGGACATGATCGAGCTCCGCTACAACCGCAAGCCCCGCTTCCAGGAGCTTGAGGACCGTGGCGGTGGCCCTCGCGGCATCGTCGATGCGATCTGCGCCTTGTGCGTCAAGTCGCCTCTCGGCCTCGGCAAATTCTCTGCCACAGCCTAACCCGCGCGCCCGGCTCGGCGGCGATCCGACTCCCGCCGCCGAGCCCACGGGCTTGTGGAGTCACCCATTTTCCGCAGTTACAGAAAAAAACAAATTGTGGTTCACGACGCATCCGAACTCGAAGCCGATCTAGGCGACCTCGCTCCCTTTGTGACCGAGGAACTCCGCACCGGTTGGCACGCCAGCATGGTCAATGCCGAGATGCGCCAGCGCCGAATCAAGGCCGCCAGCGACCGCCTCGCCGATGCCCGCCGCACGGTCGAAGGCATCGGGCAGCACACCATGAGCGTCGATTACGACAGCTACATTTTCTGGAACCAGCAGCTCCCCGGTTGCTGGCGGGATAAAGGCTTCCGGGAGGAATTCGCCAAAGCGAATCCCCACACCCGCGTCCAATCCACCACCGCCCCAACCATCATCAATCCCGGCCTCGCCACCGCATGAAGTCTGCCGAAGTCTCTGAACTCATTGGCCTCGTCGAGCAGGCCGAGGTCGATGCCGCGACCTATTGGTCCCGCAAAAATCTCAACTACAACCTGCGCTACTGCCTGTGGGCCGGCCAGGATGAATCGGGCCGCAAAATCTCCTCCGTGCTCGGCAAGCCCGCGTTCCCGTGGGATGGCGCCAGCGACAGCAAAATCCGACTTGCGGACATGATCATCAACGAGCGCGTGCGGATGCTCAAAAACTCCTTCGCGAAATCCCGCATGTCGATCCTGCCGACCGAGAGCACCGACATGCAGGCCGGCCGCAAGGTCGAGACCGTTATCAAGTGGCTCCTCAATTCGCACTGCGCGGCCATGACCAAGCGCGAGATCGAGCTCGCCGCCAACATCCGTGAGACCTACGGCCTCGCCATCATGGGCGTCTTCTGGCGCCGCACGACTCGCAACGAAGTCCTCACCTTCCGCCTCGACTCGCTCCAGCAAACCTTCGCCGAGACCGGCGATCCGAATCTCGCCCTCATCATCGAGGCCATCCTCGATCCCACGCAGGAAGAGGCCGTCGCCCGCGAGATGGAGATGCTCCTCCCAGGCCAAGGCACCACCGCCAATGTCCGCCGCCTCCGCGAGCAAGGATTCTTTGAATACGACTCGCCCTACATTTTTGAAAACCTCCCCGATTGGCAGGCTTACGAGCCCTGGGAGGACATCATTTTCCCTCCAAGCACCTACGACCTCCAGCGCGCCCCATTTATCGCCTGCCGCGAGCTTCTCCGCGAGGACGAGCTCCGCGAGCGAGAGGTCACCGAGGACTACGACTCGAAGTGGATTGAAGAAGCGGTGAAACACAAAGGCGTCAGCGCCCGCAGCGGTCGGAACCACTACCGCGCCACCGATTCCATTTTACTCACCGACGACCGCGACCTCATCGAAGTCTGGCGCGTTTACCGCAAAAAGTGGAACGAGTCCCTCGGCGCCATGGAGGTGCTCTGCACCATCATCCATCCAAGCGTCGTAGACCGCGTTGCCAAGAGCGAGGCCATGAACTACGCGCACGGCCAATATCCATTTGTCGAGCTACCGCTGGAGCGCACCTCCCGCCCGCTCGTCGAGTCCCGAGGTGTTCCCGAGCTGCTTTCCACTCATCAGACGGAAATCAAAACGCAGCGCGACTACCGTAGTGATCGCGCCTCTCTGTCCATAATTCCACCCCTTCGCTGTCCGGCGAACAGGGGCAAACTCAACATCGTCCTCGGCCCTGCCGTGCAGCTCCCCGAGCGCCGGCCCGGCGAATTCCAATGGATGACGCCACCGCCATTCGATCAAGGCACGATTGAGATTGAGGCCGCCACCCGCCGCGATGTGGATGAGTATTTCGGCATCCCTCGCGCCGACCTCGCTCCCCAGCGGTCCGCGCTCGCCCAGCAAGACCTCGTGGATAGCTGGCTCTCCGATTGCTCCCTCATCCTCGGGCAGACCTTCCAACTCGCGCAGCAATACCTCGACGATGTCCAATTCGTAAGAATCGCCGGCGGCATGCCCATGCCCTTCCGCGCCTCCCGTCAGGAGATCCAAGGCAAGTTCGACATGCGCCTCGACTTCGACGCCCGCACCTTCGATTCCGAAGCCCTCCAGGTCAAAATCAAGGGCATGATCGAGCTCCTCCCGCTGGATGTCATGGGCGTCGTGGACCGCGTCGGCCTCGTCAAATTTCTTTTCAGCGCCATCGATCCGGGCATGGCCGAATTCCTCATCAAGGATGTCGAAGCCGCCTCCCAGCAGGAAATCGAAGACGAGCAGCTGCAATTCACCAAGATCGCCGCCGGCACCGAGCCTCAACTCAAGAGCGACGGCCAAAACGCCCAGCTCCGCCTGCAAACCCTGCAGCAGATCGTGCAGTCAAACCCGGCCGTGCAGCAACGATACGCTCAGGACGAGATTTTCAAATCCATGCTCGACGCCCGCATGCAGGCGTTTTCGTTCGCCCTCCAGCAGCAACAAAACGCCAAGATCGGCCGCGTCGGAGCCCAGCCCGCGCTTCAGAAAATGGCCCAGCAAGGAGGCCAGCCATGAAGACGACTCCTTACAAGACCGTCCGCGATGGCGTGCTCACCCGCATGGGCATTGACCCCGCCCAACCGCTTTTGCCCTCGCAGGGCTCGGCGCTGGCGGAATACCTCACCAGCGCCGCCACCTTCGCTTGGAATTTCGATGAGTGGCCCCAGATCACCCACACCGAGCAACGCATCGTGCTCGGCGAGGGCTTCACCGAAGGCGCATACACCTACGAAGCCGACTACCAAGGCACCGTCTCCTACATTGGCCGCGCTCCGCAGGGCTCGCTTTTCTCTGAGCCCGTCTGGCGCATCAAGCGCGTTACCACCACCGCCGATGGCCAAGTGCTCAATATCGACACCGCCCTCGATGTCGCGTGGGACTCCCGCACCAGCGCCACCTATGTGGAGGACTCGACCAACGACCCCTCCGACATCATTCCGTATTTCCCCCTGGTTGTTGCAGGCAAGCTGCCGATTGGCGAAGTCCTCGCCATTTACTCCGACGCCCCGAGCGACACGCGAATCACCCAGAGCTACGATTTTGTCACCACCGCCGACACTGTTTTTATCACCGACGAGCGATATGCGGGCGGCCCGGTGTATGTGAAATTTCAGCTCCCGGTCCCCAAATTCACCGCCACGGCCTACGCCGCCAACACCGCCTACGCCGCCGAGGATTTGGTTTACCACGCCCCGACCGGCGACTGCTACGAGGCTCTGCAAGCCACCACCGGCAACGCACAGACGAACGAGGAATACTGGCTCCGCCACCGCATCCCGACCTTCCTCGCCGACTACCTCAAGACCTCCGCCCTCGCCGAAACGCTCGCCGAGGATGGCCAGATGGATAAGAGCCAATTCCAACTCCTCCGCGCCGAGGGGCTGCTCCTCAAGCTCCGCGACGACATCTGGCTCCGCAAAGGCGAGGTCCGCCACTACTCCGCGAAATTCGACTTTCGATGAACGCCACCCCGATCCCAAAGCAACTCAGCGTATCGAGCGCCAAGACGCGCTTGACGGGCAACGGCACGCTCAAAACCTTTACCGTCTCGGGCCTCAAATCCTCCGACCCCAACCATGTCCTAGTCGCCATCAACGGCGTGATGCAAGAGCCCACCGTGGACTACCTCGTCAACCAAGGCGCAGGCACCATCACCTTCTCCACGCCCATCCCGAACAACGCCAAAATCGTCGTCGTCGCTTTCGGCCTCTACAGCATGGTCACCCAGCGCGACCCCGATCTTTACCTCCACTCCTTCGCCCTCAACACCGCAGGCACCTTCAGCTACTACGGCCTGCTCCTCAACTCCGACATCCCCGCCGTCGGCTCCCCCGCCGCCGTGGCCAAATGGATCATCACCCGCTCCGCACTCAGCACCAACGGCACCATCACAGCCACCGCCAAGGCGACCGATGTCGCGTGGACTAACCGGGAGACCGCCACTTACGCCTGATGACACCGATCACCGAGACAAATATCACTCAGCAGCTCGATCTCTCGCAGTTCACCATCGTGCTGCCGGAGGACTCGCTCGGCGTTGTCGAATACAGCTCCGCCGAAAATTTTCCCGGCGTCGGCAAGGACAAACGCCTCTACATCGCGCAAGATTCCGGCCTGCCATACCGCTGGAACGCCACTACCTACACCCCCGCCGCCGACCTCCCTACCACTTATTCCGACACCCCGCCTGCCCACCCCTACCAAGGCCAGCGGTGGACCACCCCTTTTGACCTCACAACCTACGAATGGTTCGCAGGAAGTTGGGTCGAAAAACCCAACAACAACTAAACACCACCTAATATCATGGCAGCTATCTCATTCCCGTCCTCACCGACTAACAACCAAGTCCACACCGTTGGCAGCAGAAGCTGGCAATACAACGGCACCGCATGGAAACTCGTCCCCCGCACCACCGATGCGGTCGTCGAGGGCAGTTCCAACCTCTACTTCACCAACGCCCGCGTCGCCTCGGCCCCAGCCGTCACCGGCTTGGAAAGCCGCGCCACCGCCATCGAGAGCGACATCACCGCTATCGAGTCCGCCGCCAGCACATTGGCCGGTCGTGTGACCACGGCAGAAGGCGGTCTTTCCTCGGAAATCACCCGCGCCA